GGTGAGTGATGCTTACTTGGAATGGTTCTAGATACATAATTCATCAGTCGAATGAGGAAAGCGCATGCTCAGATTAGAATGATTCTAGATAAGAGAGTCAGTCCCTATCATTGCCACTCACACTCACTTAATGATTAAAACTCATTTCAACGATGATTAAATCACTCTCAAAACGTGTTAGGCACAGAATATGACGGTGCAAGCCAATGATTCATTGGGTTTCAGACCTCAGTGGGGGTAGGGGGGGGTTGCTCGAACCATCCGGCGCGGTTGGGGGGACTCCGTAAGTGTCGCAACAACCTCACAGAATCTCGCGGCAATCAGCACTCACTTCTATGCGCTTTTTGCATATTGCTCACCTGAGAAGTTCGCGCAATCTGTTGTGCAGTTGTTGTCGTGAAGAGAAATCAGATCACTCGAGGTGAAGGCTTGCGGGTGGGCTGAATCACTCAACCGATAGACCGTGCGGGGGTCTCTCCCCGCATTGCAACCAACACTTTGTGTGGAGTGACGAGTTGATGTGAGGAAACTTGAAAAGGTCAAAAACCCAAGGTTACTTCTCGCGGGCTTTTTGCAGTTAGTTCTAGCATAAAAAGATAGGGTAGGTGGGGGCATTTTTCCTCTTTTCTTTGTGAAGATGTTCACGAGAAATGGCTTGTATCCACCGAAACCCAATGGTACCTTCATTTTATGAGCAAAATGAACTGGGACAAAGCCAGAAAAAGCGACCAGATGCGCCGCCCTCGTTGTATCCACTCCTTTAAAAACACCTCCTCGAAGTGGTCACAATGCACGAAGTGTGGGAAGTATCGGAAACGACCCGATTATGAGCCTCCCGAGAGAACGAAACGCGAGGACGCGCAATGAAAAAAGGCGATACCGTGAAAGTCAAGAACAGCGAGACCATGCGTGGCTACATCGCTGAGACCCGTGTGGCGCATTGCGTCGTCATCGGGAAAAAGCCCTACTGGTACGCGGAATCTGACCTTGAACTGGGCGAGGACGCATGACCCAGCCCACGTTCCTAGGACATCCCATCGTCTGCAACAACTACATGACCTGCACCGATCACCCCTGGTGCTCGTCCTGGCGTGGGTACGCCCGCTCGAGGCGTGAGAGCCGACCCGAGCTTCGATTCGGCAAGACCGCCGACGACCTCAAAACCGACGCCAAAAAGGTTCGCGAAATGCGCCTGACCAGCGCTAATTAGGTGTAATCTCTCTTCAAGTGCGCTTCGGCCCGGAGGCGACTTGCCACGAACTTTTCCTCCTTTGGTTCGTGGCGCCCGTTATCACCCCCGACCCTGATTTTGGCGCGATAATTCGCCCATCCCGCGCTGAAACCTTCCCTTACGCTGACATCTACCAAAATCCTTGTGATACTTCACCCCACTTTTCGTGTTCCAAGGAGCAAAAATGGCTCAAACGCCGAAGAACAAGCGAGTCGCGGAAGCGATGGCCGCTGACAGGGTGTGGGACAGGGCGCACGGCATCAAGCAGGGGTCTCCTGCCGACCAGAAGCGCGATGCGATGGTGAAGCGCAACGCCATGAGGAGCAAGTAATGGCAAAACTGACCAAAGCACAACGCGCCGCACTCCCCGCTAGCAAGTTCGCTGGCCCAAATCGTTCGTTCCCCGTGAACGATCCAGACCACGCCCGCGCCGCACTGCTCGACGTGAACAAGGCCAAGGGTTTGACTACCGGGCAGAAGGCTGAAATCAAGGCTGAGGCTCGCAAGGAATTGAAGCGAAATCACCCGCTGAAAAAGGGCTAGATGGCGAGTACCGACCTCGAAGTTGACCTTCGCAGCAAACTCCCGCCACTCAGCGAGGAAGAGCGCGATGCCGTCTCTACCGAGGACCGCCGAGCCGAAGCCTTCTTGCTCCACTCGACAGGTTGGACGCAGACCCGTATCGCCAAGTATTTCGGGGTCGCCCAAGCCACCGTCGCCAAAGACCTCGGTATCGAACGCCAGCGCCGGTCGTCTCGAGCGCAGAACATCGAAGAGGAAATCGGACGCATCCTTGGCGTGGTCGAAGGCGTCATGGTCAAGGCATGGGAGCGCCATAACGAGTCGGCTGAATCGAACATCAACTCGGTTGCGGCCACCAACTACCTCAAAATCGTCCTCGAAGCCGCCGACCGCTACGCCACGCTGAGTGGGTTCGACACCGTGAAGTCCGCCAAGGCACCACAGGGCAAGACCCGCGTGATAGTCCAGATCGGTGGCTCCCAAGAGCAGCCCGCAATCCAGGTCGGCGTGGAGTCTGAGTCGTGAGCCCCCGCAAAGCTGGTCGCGATGTAGCCAACAATTCGCACGTCGATGAGTGGGAGTTCAATCTTTCCCTGCACCCCGCGCAGCAAGAGGTCTGGGCGAATCAGTCGCGCTTCAAGGTCGTCGCCGCAGGAAGGCGCTTTGGGAAAACTGTGCTGGGGACCGCCAAAATCCTCGTTGCCGCCACCACGAAGCCCAAGTCGGTGAGCCTCTGGGTCTCGCCGTCGCACTCGCAGTCACGCATGGCGCTCGACATGATCGCCGCAACGCTGCCCGAAGCCTACCGCGAGGTGAACCGGACATTCTCCGAGATTTACCTGCCCAACGGCTCGAAAATCGTCTTTCGCTCCGGCGAGCGGTGGGACAATCTGCGTGGAGATGGGCTCGTGTGCGCCGTTCTTGATGAGGCTGCGTTCCTAGACGAGCGCGTGTGGACCGAGGCTGTGCGCCCAGCCCTATCGGACCACAGAGGGGAAGCACTGCTCATCTCCACGTTCAACGGTGAGAACTGGTTCTACAACTACTTCCGCAGGGCCATCGAAGAGGACAACGACCAATGGGCGTCGTGGCGTTTCTCCACTCTCGACAACCCCTTCATCGACCCTGAGGAGATTGAAGAGGCGCGGCGCAACCTGCCCCGTGAGGTGTTCGAGCAGGAGTACGAAGCGTCCCCGATGGCGTTCTCCGGCGCCGTGTTCGACACCGCCAAGATCGAAGCAGCCTACGAAGCCGGACGCGCTTTCGAGATGCCGACCCAGACCTTCCAAGCCGTTCCTGGCCGAGCCGTCATCCGCGAAGCCGTCTACCCGTCCGAAGCCGGACTCGACTGGGGTTGGCTCAACACGGCCCTTGAGGTCTGTGTCGAGACCCCTGACGGCAAAATCGCGTGGGTATATGAGAAAATCTACGAGAGAATAGAACTCAACGAGCGTTGTGAGTCCATCGCGCGCCTGTGTCGCGACTACAACATCAAGACCATCTACGCCGACGCCGCTGGTGCCAGCGAGAACGTGACCCTGGCCCGCATCCTCGAGCGCCACGGCATCCACACCTACGTCCAGCCCGTCCCATTCGCCACGTATAAGCGTGTCGCAATTCAGGCTCGGTCATATTTTTTGGAACAAGGTCGCGAGATTTTAACCCCAGCGTGCCCCATGCTTCGCCAGGATTCCAAGGCATATAGGTATGATGCGGATGGGGAGAAACCGATAAAAGGGCACGATCACAGTGTCGATGGAAGCCTGGCTTTCTATGCAAGCCGTGGTTATGAACTTGGCGGATTCACGGAATCGAAAGAGATGGCATCGGCATGACCAAGCCAAAGTCCGAAGAACAGAAGCGTAGGCGACCAATACCAGCCCACGGTACCCCCGCGATGGCGCAACGCCACTATCTCGCGGGCGAAAAACCCTGCGAGGAATGTCGTATTGCTTCGAACGCTAGGGCGAGAGAGACACAGCGCAAAAGGTACGAGGCAAACCCCGCAGCGTTTCGTGAAAGTAGCAAAAAATTTCTTGCAAATCTCGACCCTGACGAACTTAAGCGTCGTCGCGTTAGATACAGGAGTACATATAGACTTAGCGACCCTGAGAAACTAGCGGCGGTAAATCGTAAGCGAAATCTTGTAAGAATGGGGATGACGCCAGAATCCTATGCAGATTTACTTGCGGCGCAAAAAGGGTGTTGTCGTATTTGCGGAACAGATAATCCCGGCAACGACGGTAGATTCCACATCGATCACGACCACTCCTGTTGCCCGGGGCAGAAGTCCTGTGGACAATGCATACGTGGGTTGCTTTGTCGCGGGTGCAATCACACATTAGGTCACGCTCGCGATAACCCCGAAACACTCCGCAAAGCTGCCGATTATCTTGAGTCGTTCATGGCTCTCAAAGAAGGAGTTGCATAATGGGCGTACTCGACAAACTTCGTAAGACCTTCGAGACTGAAGAACAGTGGCCTCCGCAGGAGGTCAGAAAGCACTGGGCCGAGGTCGAGTCCTACCGTCGCAGGTATCGCAACGACCGCCAGGAGATGATTCAGGCCAACCCGAACATCGCGACGAGCAATTCAAAGGTTGAGATTTACATGCCGGTGCCTTGGCCGCGTGAACTCTGCCGGTTCTCGGCTGCGCTCTTGTTCTCCACCACCCCACGCATCACTTCCGCGACAGACCAGGAACTGCTCGCCAAAATCGAGCAGGTGAACGACATCGGCTCATTCGCCGTGCGTGGTGGCGTGGCCGTCGCCCGCGAAGGTCGCGTCGGTATCCGCGTCATCGTGGACCCCGCCATCGACCGCAAGGTGCCACTGCTCGCGCTGGTGCCCGAGGACAACATCTTGTGGGACATCCGCCACGGCTCGTTCTACGCCGGTGGCACCGTCATCATCACCCGCAAGCCCAACCCCAGCGACAAGGTTGCCTACCGGCTCTTCGAGGAGCACACGGTCGGCAAGGTCACGCGCATCCTCTACAAGGGCGCTGACAACGAGCTCGGCAAGGAAGTCCCGCTGTCGGCGTTCCCTGAGTTCAAGGACTTGCCCCCCGAAACCCTTACGGGGCTTGACAAGCCGACGCTCATCCCGTGGGAGAACGTACCGGGTCACGAGTCGGACCTGTTCGGACTCGGTGCCATCTTCGACGGGCTCAACGAGGCTGAATCCCTGCTCCTCGGACGTGCGCGCAAGTCCCAGCCACAGACCTTCGTGGACCGTTCCATCCTTGACGAGACAGGCAAACTCGACCTCGAGGGCTACCACATCGTTGGTGGCTCGCGTATGCGCATGGCACTCGGCACGAACCCGATGGAGACCATCAAGACAGTCGATCCCAAGGTCGAACTCGTCCAGCACATCTCGTACAACAACCACCTGACGCAACTCATGGTCACCTGCGCGGGCTACGCGCCTCTGACGTGGGGAATCGAAGGACAGACCGCCTCCATTCAGCGCGCCGTGTCCGGTTACGCCATGAAACTCAGCCAACTCCGCACCCTGCTCAACCGCAGTCAGAAGGAACACATGGCCCTTGAGGGCATGGGCTGGGCGCTCGCCACGGCACTGTGCATGATGGACGGTACGGGCTCAGTAGCCGACCGGCTCCCATCCATCCAACTCGGTGACGGTCTGCCCGACGACGCGCTCGACGGCGCCCAGCAAGTCCAGTTCTTGCGTCAGGCGGTCGCCGCGTCCACCGATTCGCTCGTCAAGATAGTCCACCCGACGTGGAGCCAACTCGAAGTGGATGAGGAAGTCGCCCGCATCGAGGCGGAGGGCTTCGTCGGCAAGGGTGCTGGCATGGCCGGGACACCGCTGCCCGCGCACCTTCAAGCACTCCTAGACTCTGGCGAGGATGACCCGTCAGGAGATGGCATTGACCCCGGCGCCCCGTCCGTCTGAGGGTAGCGCCCAGCAAAAGGCGCGTACCCGCAGGGACAAGAGGCTCATCGCGGCCATAATCGCCCTGTTCGCAGCGGGTGCTACGGGCTATGGGCTGATGGTCGGCATACGCGCCGCACTCGTGACGTGGGGACTGGACCTTGAGATTGCGGTCTGGCTCTCCGAACTCGCCTCTACCCATACACAGACCCCCGACCTCGGACTCGGCGCAATCGGCCCGATGCAGAAAGCAGAAGAGCGCCAAGCCTTTGCGTGGCGGGCCATCTACATCCTGGGGGCGTGTGAACGCCTGCATGAGGCGAAGGACTTGGAACACGCCGAGACGGTGGAGCGAGGCTACTTCGCTCGCCATATCGCAGCCGAAGAGCGTCGCGCTCGTGCCGCCGCGTTGGTGGACATCACCGCACGGCTCCTTGGCGACCGCACCGAAGAGCAACAGAGCGAGAAGATTCCGCTACTTGGTTGGCGTGCCGTGATCGATGCGCGTACAACGCCAGAGTGCGCGTGGGCGAATGGGAAGAACTTCCGCGCAGATAGAATTCCTATAATCAACGTACCTGGAGCCACGCACCCGAGGTGCCGCTGCACGAGCGGGCCACCTCTGCCAGGTGCTCCCCTCATCCCGAGTGCGTGAACCTATGACCGAGCAGCAACAAGAGCGTCGATTCGGGGTGTGGGATGGCTGCATTTCTGTCACTGGGCTCATCTTTGGACTGCTCCTGCACAAGTCGCCGGAGTCGGCCATCGCAGTCGGTGGGCTCGGTGCGTCCATCTCGGCGTGTGTGTCGATGGCGACGGGCGAGTACGAGAAAGGCGACAGCCACTGGCGCGAGCGTTTGAAGATAGCCACGACCATGCTGATGGCGACCCTGCTCGGCTCCCTCATCCCTGTCTGGCCGTTCTTCGTGTTCTCGAAGTCCGTGGCGCTTCTCGTCGCCGCGCTCGGGTGCGTCGGAGTCGCCGGTTGGATTGGGTGGTCGAAGGCGAACGGGCTGAAAGGCTACGTGAGCGTGTACCTCACATTGCTCGCAGCGGTGTCACTGACACTCCTCGTAGTGTCACTCATCCCGCAGAGCGCGTAACTGAAACCTTCCCTATCTGGCGTACCTGATTGAATCCTTGTGACCGCGACTGGGCGGGTTTGAAACCAGGGAGAAGTAAATGCCAACAGACGAAGAGCTTGAAGCCGCCGTAGCAAAAGCAGTGGAGAAGGCCAACAAGGACGCGGAAATCGCGCTCAAGAAGGCAGTCGAAGCAGCCAAGGACGGCAAGTTCACTCAAGAGGACTTGGACAGGATTGCCGGGGAGTCCCGCAAGGCTGGCCGAGAAGTCGCAGAGAAGGAACTGCTGAAAGAAATCGGAGTCGAGGATCGTGAAGCGTTGAAGGCGTCATTGAAAGCCGCCAAAGACCTTGAGGATTCGCAAAAGACAGAATTGCAGAAGGCGCAGGAAGAGGCCGCGAAGTTGCGGGAAGAGGCGGAGTCGGCAAAGTCCGAAGCCAAGAACTCCCGAATCCAAACGGCACTTGAGTTGAAGATTCGCGATGCTGGTATCAACCCAGAGCGTGCGTCGGCAGCGATGCGTCTTGTGGACCTGTCGAAGTTGGATGTAACAGGTACGGAAGTCAGTGGTCTTGACGAAGCGGTGTCGGAGTTGAAGTCAACGAGCCCAGAGTGGTTCGGTGCCAAAATCTCGCCACCCGATGCGTCTGGCTCTGGTGGAGGTGCCACAGATTTCAAAACCGCCAGTGCCGATGATCGAGACAAAGCGCTCGAAAAATACGGCGTCAAAATCTAAAGAAAGAAAATAAATCATGGGTTTCCGCGAAGTAGTCCCCGCCTCCCTCCAAGAGATTCTGCAAAACGGTCTGCTCGACCGCACCTTCCAGGACGCGCTGGCCCCAGCACTTCTCTGGGACACACTCGCAGACGTGAAGCCTTGGGGCGGAGCAGTCGGTTCGACCGGCATCTTCACCAAGTCTGGTCTGATGACCCCCGCCACGACCCCCATCACGGGTTCGGACGCCACTGCGCAGACCTACGGGTTCGAGCAGTACCAGGTCAAGATGGACCAGTACGGTTCGTCCATCGACACGAACATGCTCCTGAGCGCAATGGCGTTGGCGAGCAAGTTCCTTGAGGACAACAAGTTGCTGGCAATCCAGGCCGCTCAGTCCATCAACCTTCTCGCGCAGGGCGCTCTCTACAGCACCTACGGTGAGGGTCAGACGTGGGTGACCACTGCTTCGTCCACCTCTACCACGCTGATCGTGAACGACGCCACTGGCTTCCAGAACGCGGTCGTGAACCTGGCGACCACTGGCTCGAACGCCGCTGAGGGTCTGACTGGTCAGGCCACACCGACGCTGGTTCCTGTCTCTGGCAGCAACCCGCTCAACGTGACCATCAACGGTGTCGCGAACACGGTGACTGGCTGTGACGTTGCGACGAGCACACTGACCCTCGGTACGGCGATTTCTGCCACTATCGGTTGGTCGGTCCTCTCGTCCATCGCTTCGCCCACCATTCGTCCGAACGCTCGCGCCACGGCTAACGCCATCGTGGCGGGTGACGTTGCAACCTTGTCGAACTTCCAGGCTGCGGTGACTCGTCTGCGCTCGCAGAACGTCCCACGTATCCGTGGCGCGTACACCGCGCACGTCACGCCTCAGACCGTCGAAGAGTTGTTCCAAGACAACAACTTCCTGCTCGCCTACCGTGGCGCCGCAGAGAGTTCTGCCTACAAGAACTTCGCTCCTGGCGACTCGATGGGTGAAAATGGCGAGTTCATGGGTCGGTTCTCCGGCATCGACTGGATTCTCAACACGGTCACCCCGTCCATTACGAACATCGCTGGCGTCGAAGTCTACCGCCCGATTGTCTGCGGTGACGGTGCGCTCGTCAAGGCTCCGTTCTCGGAGATGGCCGACCTCATCAGTGCGATGCAGGCTGGCTCGACGGTTCAGGTGGACATGATCGGTGGAGTTGTCCGCATCCTGCGCGCCCCGCTCGACCGCCTCGGTCAAGTGCTCTCGAGCACCTGGTCATGGGTCGGTGGCTACACTGTCGGTACTGACATCCTCACGGGTGACAGTGCGACGTATAAGAGGGCAGTTGTGGTAGAACACGCATAAGTCTTAGAACAGTGGCATGGTGTCGCACGAGATGTGCGGACGGGCAAACTCCATTTGCCCAGTGAAACACCACTGTTCTAGTTTCACCCGAAGTCCAAGAGTCTCGATGAAAGGTCTAATGTGGCTGAAGTAAACGAATCGAAGGTCGCACCAAAGGCCGAAGAGCCTACTCCCGCGCCTGTCGCGCCGGTCGTCGCAGAGACACCGCAGCCCTCGACCGCCAACAAGGACCACGTAGCGTCGCGCAACTTCATGGCCCGCTTCGAGCACCAAGTCCTCTCCTTCAAGGAGGGTGACGTGATTGAGGCGCGCATTGGTGAAGTGCTACGCGCAACTGGCGCACCCATCAAACTGGTGGAGAAGTTGGTCAAGGAGACCAAGGGGAAGCTCTAAATGAGCGCTCCTGTCAACTCCTACCTACAGCCCTCAGCGATTGTCGGCTCGAACGCCACCCTCGCGTCTGCGCTCGTTGTAAACACGACGTATACATCGCTCACAGTCACGGCGGTTGCAACCGCCTACGCCACTGGTGCGAATATCACACTTTTGTCGGGGACTTCTAGCCAAACCGTCACAACTTCAGCACCAGTCGCTGTCGGCGCCACCACCATCGCGGTCACCTCCTTCACCGCCAACTTCGCGTATCCAGTCGGCACCTACGTTGACCCGACCTACACGCCCGAGTCGCAGGTCGCCCCAGGCCCGTACATCTCGGCCAAGAACATCCTTGCGTGGCTCGCTGCTCGCTGGCCCCAGTTCTCCACCAACCCCAACGGGACTGCGCTCCCTGAGGCAGAGGGGTTAGCGCTCGCTGCGTCCATGTCACTCGATGAGGAAGGCCCGTTCTTCGGCGTCAAGGCCATCGTGACCCAAGAGCGTGAGTGGCCCCGCACCTTCAAGTACGGCTGGCCCAACATGATCGCCACGCCCAGCCCCGTCCTCATCACTGAGCAGCGTGCCGGTACATTCTTCTTGAACTACGAGGTCACGGTCCCGCTACAGGTCGTGGACTACGTGTGCCTTGAGTACTACCGCATGTGCGTACAGAGCCAACTGGTCGAGGTCACGTCCGAGAGCGTCACTGGCGCGAGCGTCCACTACAACCACTGGACGGGCGAGAAGGGCTCGGTCCCCGCACAACTCGACCGCATCCTCTGGTCGCTCATCACCCCGTTCCAGGTGCAATCAGCGCACACCAATGCGTTCCCCTCTGCCATAGGGTAGTGGCATGGACGTGACCAAACTCCTTCGACAGTCCTGCTCGTGGGAGAAGGTCACGTCTACCAATAACCGCGACGACCCGACCTACGCCGCTGCGGTCACGCTGGCCTGTCGCAAGGTCGCACGCCTCAAGGACTTGATTGGTAAGGACGGTGAAGTGACGACATCCTCCAACCAGTTCACCCTCCCGCCCAACTCGACAGTCGCCATTGATGACCTGCTCGACGGGCGACAGGTCATCGCGGTATCTGACATGGTGACCACGGGCGGTCAGTCCGTTGGCTATCTGGTGCTGACCCGCTAATGGCTACTGGCATCTACGCGATTATCCACCGCGAGACGGGACGCTGCTACGTTGGGCAAGCGAACCTAATCTCAAAGCGTTGGAATTGTCACCGCTATGAACTCCGCAAAGGGGTACATCACTCAAGGTATCTGCAACGGTGCTGGGACAAGTACGGTGAGGATGCCTTTGATTTCATGATTCTTGAGGAATGTTCACCGGAACAGTTGACGGAACGCGAGATTTCATGGGGAGAATCGCTGTGCCCTGTATTTAATTCGCGTCCTGCGATGGATAGCAACCTAGGGTCTAAACGGTCAGCAGAGTCGCGCGCCCGTATATCTGCGGCGAACCGTGGGCGCGTGACAAGCGAAGAAACCAAAGAGAAGCTACGTATTGCATTTTCGGGCAAAAAGTACGGCACGGAGACATCGGAGAAGCACCAACGGTGGCATCGCGAGGTCGGACATTCGCCAGAGGCGCGCGCGCGGATTGCTGCGGGTCAGCGCGGGCGTAAACATTCCCCGGATACCCTCGCTAAAATGAGCGCCGCTAAAAAGGGAAAACCCTGGAGCGATAAACGTCGAGCTGCATACGAGCAACAGCGCCTAGGCAGCGTTGTGCCAGGGGGGTGATACGCATGGCAAAAACATTCAGCGAAGGGGTAGATGAACTCCAGAGAATGGTAGGCGGGGGAGACCTGACCGGCACGATTAGTGTCGATCAGGTCTACTGAGGAGAACGCCCGATATCAAGATGGGGTAGGTGGCGCTCACGGTCCTCGTGGCAAACCCTCATTCGCCTTTGACCACCCTCGCGGTGGACAGGCCATGTTCCTTTCGGGGCCTATCCGCTACCGTCGCAGCGAAGTGTTCCAGCGATGGGCCAACGCGGTTCTGCGTGGCCGACTCGTCCATGAGACCATCGACATCCTGCACTCATTCAAGGACGATGTTTCGCTGAACGCGCCTCGAGAGTTCGATATCCTACGCAATTCCACAGCCCTGAAACTGAGCGACGATGGCGCACCAGTCTTTGATCTGCCCGCGCTCATCCCGCGCCTCTCGGACGCCGAACTCAAGGTCATCCGCAAGTCTGTGTCGCCCGCTGGCAACCTGCGTAGCACCATGCGTGGACGGAGGAACAAGTGAGCCTCGCCCTTTCCGACCTTGCGACATATCTGGGGACCACGGGCGGCTTCGCCAACGTGCAACTGAACCGACTCCAAGACGCGCCCGTGAACGCCATCGCGGTCGCAAGTGCTGGTGGCACCGCGCCCATCCTCGACGGAGCTTTTGAGTCAACCCACGTCCATATCCGCGTCAGGGACGACACCGACGCACTTGCGGAGACCACCGCCTTGGCCGTACACGCCTTCCTGTCCTCGCACGAGGGGTCATTCCAGATGGGCACGACCTACGTGCTGACCTGTGAGCCGTCCTCCGGCCCTCCCCAGTATTTCGACCGTGACGTGGACAACCGCACGACCTACATGGGGACGTACATGTTCACCGTGGCAGTCTGAAACCTTCCCTATCTGGCGTAAATGCCAGAATCAGTTCCGATGACGAACGTAACCTCTGACCTTGCCGGTCCCGTCGATATTCCCACAGGCCCTACCGAGGGCGCGATAATCGCTGCCTCCGTTGACGACGCGCCCGCTTCGGTCGTGGACACGTCGCCCCCTGCTTCGGCTGATTCCATCGTCGGCACCCCTGAAATCAAGGCACCGGCGCCAGTCGCCTCCACGGGCGAAACGGTACTGGCTATCGAGTCCCCTTGGTATCTCAAGTCGTTCGATCCCTCGCTGGCTGGTTGCCCCGCCATCGCGTCAGTGGGCACGCCTGTCCCTGACCAGTTCGTTGACCAAGCAATATCCACCGGCGCTGCTAACGGCGTCACGATTGTGAAGAGGTAACAAGTGGCCGGAACTGCCAGCAATGTCGTCGTCGGAGTAGCGACCCTCTATATCGCGCCAGCGGGAACGGCAATGCCAGCCGAACCCGCTACCTCGGGTGCAACCGCGTGGGCGACCCCCACTACTCCGTGGGTGGCTTCGGGCTTCACGGAGTCGGGTGTCACGCTCAACGTGGACCGCAAGACCGGAGAAATCCGCGTCGAAGAGCAGTCCACGCCGGTTCTCATCACGCCTGACACGACCGACGTGACCATTGACATCACCTTTGCTGAGGACACCGTTCTCAACATGCAGAACGCCTACGGTGGTGGCACCATCACCACGGTCGCCGCTGCTACGGGCGTCCCAGGCACCACCACCCTCGCGCTCGCGGACTCGCTCACGGCGGTCGCGGTCCTATTCTACGGGGTGAACACCCACGGATTCCAACGTCAGGTCTACATCCCCTCGATGGTCGCGGCTGGCAAGGTCAAGACTGAGTACATGCGTATGAAGTCACCACGCCTCTACCCGACGACCTTCACGGCGACCTGTGCGCTCCCCTCAATCATCATCACTGACATCACGGCGGCGGCTCTGTAATGGGTTTCAGCGCCTCTGACGCAGTTAAGCCCCTCGACTACAACGGCATGGGTGAGTATGGGATTCCCGATGGTACAATCGCTGAACCCTCGAACGAAGCACTCGCCGCGTTCATCGAGGCCATTCAGGACTTGGCGAAGCCTGTTGCCGAGGGCGAACCAGAGCCTACGGGCCTTGAATCACTCGCCAAGGCCCACGTCGCTGCCTCGAACTTGTGCTCAGGCACGCCGACCGCTGAACAATTCGCTGCGTTGCCCCCGCGCCTCTTCCGCGAGTTCATCAAGTGGCTCGCCTCGGAGTTTATCGACCCAAAAAGCTGAGCGCCCGTTATGAGTCCATCGCAGGCGACCTTAACGAGCGCAGGACTCGATACCTGTTCAAGCGTCACCTCGGCATCGAACCAGAGGACGCTGGCGCATTGCCGTGGTGGAAGCGCAAACTCTACGTCGAAGGACTGCTCTGGGAGTTCGCAGATCAAGACGCACCCGAAGTCAGCGATGGCTCACTGGACGACCTGCAAGGACAAGGCTTCACAGTCAATCGCGTGTAAGGAGGTTGGCTGATGTCGTTTAATGCAGGCGAAATCGTCGCCAGACTCCGACTCGACAAGACCGCCTTCGACGCCTCGCTCGAGGAGGCACGCGCACAGGCTGACGAGCCGATTGAAGCGAAGGTCAAGCCGACCCTCGACAAGACCGCCGTAGAGGAAGTGCTGGCAGAGGAAGAGCCCCTACGCGCCGACATCGAGCCTGAGGTCAAGCCGACCTACGCCAAGGGTGAGGCTGAGTCTGTCGGCAAGTCAATCGCCACCGACATCCTCTCTGGAATGGACAATGGTGGCGGCGCGAATGGGGTGGGTTCTGGCAACCTGCTATCGAGTTACTTCGACCAGATGTTCGCACAAGGCGCGAACAAGAAAGACATTGCGACGTGGGCACGCGGACTCGGCAAGACAGACCAAGAGATTAAGGACGCCTTCGCTGCGTCCCTCTTGAACTCCGGTACTGGCTCTGGTAACAAGTCCATCATCGCAGAGGACATTGCCAAGTCCATCATGCCGACCGGCAATGAGATGGACCAAGCAATGAAGGACTCCATCTTCGGCAACAACAAGAACTCGCCCGACCTGCTCGGTCAGTGGGCGACCGCATGGATAGACAAAGAACTCGCGGGTGGGCACTCGGGCTACACGCACGGCTCAGGTGGGCAGAGCCTCGCTGACGCACTCGCCAAAGAGATTATTCCATCGCCAGCACAGTGGGCAACCGCGATGAAGAAGGAGATGTCAACCTCTGTCGGGAGTGCGGCGCTCGGTACTGGCGGATCAGGCATCCCGAGTCTTGCGGAGGATGTCGCCAAGTGGCTCGAGGGCGGCAGTTCTGCTAACAGCGGCACCAAGGGCTTCGCGTCCAGCGTCATTGACAAGATATTCGGAGGTGCTGGCGGTGGCAATTTCGGCTCAGATTTCTGGGGCGC